TAGGAGATTAGATTATGTCATTGATGGATCGTTTGAAGAAAACCAGTAGCATTGATATTGCCAGCGTCTTAGATGACTCTGAGATTTTTGGTGAGCGACAGAGTGTGGTTACAGAAATTCCTATTCTCAATGCCGCCCTGTCAGGCAGTCTCAAGGGTGGGTTGACATCTGGTGTGACGCAGATCGCAGGACCCTCCAAGCATTTCAAAACGGGTATCGGACTTATGTTGATTCGCGCCTTCTTACAGCATCACAAAGATGGTGCAGTCTTGTTCTACGATTCAGAATTTGGTTCTCCCCCTGCCTACTTCAACACCTTCGGCATCGACATGAAGAAAGTGTTTCATACACCCATAACTGATGTGGAACAACTCAAACATGACATCATGGTTCAGTTGGCGGAAGCCAAGCGGGGCGACCCGCTCTTGATTATCATTGACTCTATCGGGCAACTCGCGTCTCTCAAAGAAGTGGACGATGCGATTGAAGGTAAGTCTGTGGCTGATATGACGCGAGCGAAAGCGATTAAGTCGTTGTTCCGTATGATTACTCCACACTTGCGAATCAAGGATATTCCTCTCATCGTGATTAACCACACCTACAAGACCCTGGAAATGTTCAGCAAGGACGTGGTGGGGGGTGGAACGGGTTCCTATTTTGCGGCTGACACCATTTGGATTGTTGGACGCAGACAAGAGAAGGTCAAGGACGAACTGGCAGGATATGAATTTGTCCTGAAGGTGGAGAAGTCGCGCTTTGTCAAGGAAGGATCAAAGTTCCCGATCACGGTCAAGTTTGACTTGGGCATTGAGAAGTATTCTGGACTCTTGGAGAGTGCAGTGGAAGCGGGATTTGTCACGCAACCCAAAGAGGGATTCTACCAGAAGAAGGGTGACAAGACTGCGGTGCGAGAAGCCAAGACCAAGAACGATGAATTTTGGGCATCCATTTTAGCCAGTGAGGAATTTAATGAATTTATTAGAAAAAAGTATGAAGTGGCTTATGGCGATATTCTCGCCACAGCCGCCGCTGAAGCCACTGCTGACGGAGAATGAGGATTACTGCTTCAGCGAAATAATCATCGCTGAGGAACCCATTCACGCTGTCAAGATATTGACAGGTCCGTACATGAATGTCATGGTCTACTACGGGTATGTGAAGTTGATACCAGAGCACGGCACTCATCGCCTTGCGTTTCAGTATACGATATGGGACTCCGCGAGTTTCACAAAGAAAGAGTTGGTTGAATCGCAAGCGTTTATTATGCGAGTAGGTGATACTTTGGCATCAATCATTGCCGACGAGAAAAATGTGGGGGAATATGGTACACCTCAACCGGATGAAGAATAATGCCCCTGCATCACATCATACCAAAACATGAATGGAAGGCACGATTCGGGGACTTAGAGGGATTCGACGCCCTTGATAATTTGGTGAATCTGACCACCGAGCAGCATTCACAGGCTCACGCGCTGCTTTATGAAATGATGGGCAGGACACGCGGCCCCTATAAAAAGAAAGGGACAACAATTGCATAGGTTAGAGCAAACGATACTCAAGACGCTGATATATCATGATGCGTATTTACGCAAAGTGCTTCCGTATCTCAAAGAATCCTACTTCAAAGAACCGATTGAGTTGATTGTTCTGAAGGAAATTGTGTCCTTTGTGGCGAAGTATAACAATCCTCCGACCCATGAAGCCCTGGTAATCAACCTGACTGAAGCCGACAACCTCAAAGAGGAGCAGGTGCGCGATGCGGTTGAACTCCTCAAGCAACTCCACCTAGATCGTAAGGAGCCTACTGACCTGGCATGGTTGACTGACCAGACTGAAAAGTTTTGTCAAGAATCGGCGCTGCACAATGCCGCAATGGATGCGATTGCGATTATGGATGGGGGAGGAATTGATAAGAGAACGAAAGGGTCAATTCCTGAAATTTTCACCCAAGCCCTTGCGGTGTCATTTGATCCTCACGTTGGGCATGATTACATGGAACAGTCTGAAGCGCGATTTGACTTCTACCATGCGGTGGAGGAAAAAGTTCCGTTTGATTTAGATTTCTTCAATAAGATCACTGATGGGGGATTCTCCGTCAAGACGCTGAACATTTTTCTTGCAGGGGTCAATGTCGGAAAGTCTTTATTGATGTGCCATTTGGCAGCCGCCGCGGTGTCGCGTGGCTACAATGTTTTATACATCACAATGGAAATGGCAGAGGAACAGATCGCCAAGCGTATTGATGCCAACCTATTGAATGTGGAGATGAACAGTATCAAGAAACTCAGTAAGAAAGAATATGATATCAAGTTCGCCGCGCTTCGTAACAAAGCACATGGGAAACTCATTATCAAGGAATACCCAACCGCCTCAGCCTCTACATTGCATTTTCGTGCGTTACTCAACGAACTGGCACTCAAGAAGTCCTTTCGCCCCCAATTGATATTCGTGGACTACTTGAACATTTGCTGTTCGTCGCGTATCAAGGAAGGGGGTAACGTCAACTCCTACACGTATGTCAAAGCCATTGCTCAAGAATTGCGTGGCTTGGCAGTTGAATTCAAGTTACCAATCGTCTCAGCCACACAAACCACCAGGGCAGGGTTGGATAACTCAGACCTGGAAATGTCCGATACCTCTGAATCTATTGGACTCCCCGCCCTGGCAGACTTCATGGGGGCAATCATTGAAACTGAAGAATTGTCTGCGATAAATCAGTTCATGATAAAGGTCTTGAAGAATCGTTACATGGATAAGAATATCAATAAGCGATTTGTGATTGGGGTGGATCGTGCGCACATGCGATTGTATGATGCCGCAGCCTCAGCACAGACCAACATCAACCAGTCAGGGCAGACGAAGCAAGTTGAAGAACGTAAACCATTTGAGAAAGTCAAGCGAGACTTCAAAGGTTTTAAGGTCTAAGGAGAAATTATGAAACAAAGTTATGTTGATCTCGGACCCTACACCCCACCATTCATGAGTGTGTTTGAGGATGCACTCCCCACAATGTTCATGCAAAAACTCATTGATAAGTTTGAAGCGAACGAGGGGAATCACCAACAGGTCACGCAAGGCACTGAGGGCTTGGCACGCCGGTTCACCGAAATCAATATCTCGCAGCATTGGCAGGATGAGCATGATATGTTTGTCACCTATGTTCAGGAAGCCTGGAAAACCTACATGCTTGCCCAAGCGATTCAGTTTGACGTGCAATTCCCTCGTCAGTTTGGCTACGAGCATTTTAGAATGAAACGCTATCAACCCAATGGCACCGATGAATTCGGATTGCATACAGATGTGGGTAGTTATGGAACAGCCCGTAGGTTCGTGGCGTTTCTCTGGTATCTCAACACACCAGAAGGTGGCGGCGCAACCATATTTCACTCGTTTCAACAGCGAGCATGCTTGCTGCTTCCTGCTGTGGCGGGTCGCTTGCTGATATTTCCCCCGCTGTGGACTCACCCACACCAAGGCACCAAGGTTACGAGCGGGAACAAGTATATCGTAAGTGGATACTTACACTATATCTGAGGTCCTATGGCTTGGCATCATATTATACCCTACCATGAATGGAGAAAAAAGATGTCTGATACTATGAAAGCCAAAACACATACCTCCACTACATCTGACACATAAATAGGGGAAACAGACATGGAGGGATTATGGCTTTGTTTGGACTTCTCAAGGATCATCAGAAAGAAATCACACTAGGCACTCCCCGCGATCACAATGAAGTGGAGATGATGGCGAAGGTGAACAAGGCTATTGAAGATGTTTCTGGTAAAAGTGGGATCACTCTCAAACTTGGCAATTATACTTTTCAACATGTCATTGGTATGAATTCTAATTTCCCTGGCGACCCCAAGGCTGATGTGGCAATGGTGAGTGTCGCTGGTGGAAAAGCAACCGAAGTGGCATTCATTTCTTTCAAGAAGGCTGGTGGGGCAGAAGCGTTTCAACAATACTCAGGTCTCACTGAGGGTGCGGGGTTGACGATTAGTAATGATCCCATTGTGGTTAATTTTCTCAAAGATGCTGGCAAGCATATTGAATCATTCAACAAAGGGAAGAATATGGCACAGCAGGGCACCCCTGCGGCGTTTACCTATGTGCCAAACAGTGTGCCAGGTCGTATGCTAGTGGACAGGGCTGTGTTTGGACCCCAGTATAAAAAGATCACGTCCCGCGAAGGGATTGGGGGTCACAAAGATAATGTGCACGTCATCGCACAAGGAAACCCCATCCTCAAGAAAAACGGCGCCGTGTATGAGTTGATGTTCTCTGAGCACGTATTCAGCAACAACCAAGATTTGCGGTGGGTGTTCACCGGAGAATATGCAGCGGTCTTGGGTGGGACCTTTAGAAATGGTCGTGGATTTACGGTCAAAGGTAAACGCTTCACGAACTTTAGAGTGGGTCTCTATCCGTTCAAAATGGTTGGGCATAGAAAAGGTGCGGAAGAACTCTAATGCTACATTTCAAAACCTATCTCGCAGAAGCAGGCGAAAAGAATCTCCATCTGGAACACCTGGAAGATCAGGTATTCAATCGTGGTGTCGCTGGTGGGCGAGAAGCCATTGAATTTCTCCTCTCCCTACGCGACATGCTCCGTGGGCATGTTGAAAAACCCATCAATATCACAACCAAATGGGATGGGGCCCCCGCAGTATTTTGTGGTATCAATCCCGAAAATGGCAAATTCTTTGTAGGCACCAAAGGGGTATTTGCCAAGAATGCCAAGTTGAACTATACGGAGGCTGATATTGACAAAAATCATCCGTCTGAGGGATTGAATGTTAAATTGAAAGCCTGCCTCTGGTATCTCCCGAAGTTGGGTATCAAGGGCATCATGCAAGGTGACTTGATGTTCACAAAGGGTGACGTGCACTCACAGACTATAGAAGGGGAGAAGTATATCACCTTCACCCCGAACACCATTACCTACGCGATTCCTTTGCATCATACCGCATTAGTAGATCGTATCCTCAAAGCACAACTAGGCATCATTTTTCATACCGAGTATCATGGCACCAAGATGGCAACCCTGAAGTCCTCATTCAGGATTGACCTGGGGCACCTGACCCATACCAAAGATGTGTGGTTCCGCGATGCAAGTTTCGTGGACCAATCAGGCACGGCAACATTCACGGCTGCGGAAAGCGAACGGATGGACGCGCTCATGACCACAGCCGGGTTGATTTTTCACGGCATCAATGGCAAAATCCTGAATCAGATTGCACTCAACGAGGTTTTTAGGGGATGGATCAAACAATTCAATAACACCAAGATTCGTGAAGGCACCGCGATTGAGAATACCACAGAACACGTCAACGACTTTATCCGCTGGCTGGATGCACGCATGACCGCAGCGATTGGGGAAGCCAAGCAACCGGATACCAAGCGCAAGCGCACGCAAGAGAAAACCACCGTGCTTGGATTCTTTCGTGCGCACCGAGTTGACCTGAAGAACATTTTTGACTTGACAAATGCCCTCATCTATGCTAAACTAATGATAGTCCACAAACTTAACCAAGTGAAGGGGACGCAGACATTTCTGAAAACAGCCGATGGGTTTCAGGCTACGGCGCCTGAGGGATTTGTTGTAGTGGGGCATCTTGGTAACGCACTAAAACTTGTTGACCGGTTGCAATTTAGCCATGCGAACTTCAATGTCGCCAAAAATTGGGATAAGTAACATGAAGAACGATGGCTGCGACAAGACACAAGAGATGATAGATCAATGGCTTGAGAAAACGAAACATCTCAAAGAGGATTCCACCCCTAGTCAGATATATGGACACATGGACCAAGAACAGGGTGTGCAAGGTGGTCCGTTGGGAGAGGATCAACCAAAGACCAAGCAGGTGCGAACGATCAAGGCTTTGGTGCGTGCTAAATACAAGCGGTAATTGATGCAGTAACATTATGAGGTAATTATGAAGCAGGTGGATTTAGTGGTTGGGGCTGTGACAGGATACAAGTGGGACCAGATCAAGCATTGGGCAAACAGCCTTGATCGTTCAGGCTTCACGGGCAAGAAAGTTGTGATTGCCTACAATATGGATTATGACACCGCCGAGGAATTGACCAATCGCGGCTATCATATTATTGGGTTTTATAGGGATGATCTCGCTCGCCAAATTACCTACCCAGTCAAAGACTTCTCCATCGTTGTAGAACGATTCCTTCATTACTACCTCACACTGACCAATCAATCCAACCGCGAGTGCACTCGTTTCATCATCGCAACGGATGTGCGTGATGTGATCTTCCAACGCAACCCCTCAGAATATCTTGATGGTGAATGGCTCCGTGGGCATGACCTTGTTATGTCCTCTGAGGGTATTGCCTACAAGCATGAGGATTGGGGGAATAACAATCTCTTTCAATCATTTGGAACATCCTTGTGGAATACCCATAAGGACAACACGATTGTCAATTGTGGGGTAATCGCAGGAAAGTTTGATGCGTTCTTGGGATTGGCGAAAACGATTTATCTAGCGTGCCTGCATGCACCCCAACATGTGCCTGGGGGTGGTGGACCCGATCAGGCTGCATTGAACCTAATTCTTGATACCTACGTCTACGAGCATATCACCTGGATCAGCAGCCACGAAAGCACCTGGGCAGCACAACTAGGCACGATGATGGACCCGCGAAAGATTGACATGTATAAACCATTCCTCACAGAACCATTACCAACTTTTAATAGGGAAACAAATCAAGTTGTGAACCATCGTGGATTACCGTTTTCTATTGTCCATCAGTGGGATCGTGTTCCTGAAGTCAAGGAAGCGGTCGAAAGGTTATACTCATGATTGTCGCGTATTCACCAGAATCCCCCAACACCCTCAAAACTCCTGCTGAGAAAATTGCCCCTCCACTCAAGGTGGATGCGCGCCCCCGCAGAATTCTTTATGTGGTGCATCGTTACGCACCATATCCAGGTGGGTCAGAAAACTATGTGCGTGATATGGCAGAAGAGACTCGCCGCCGCGGTCATGTTGTTGCGGTATTTGCGGGGGACCATAAAGGAGACCTCAACGGCGTGATCGTGACCTCCGAGCCTAGCATTCTGAAAGAGAAGTGGGATTTGATTGTGGTTCACGGTGGGGATGTTTACCTTCAAAACTTTGTTCTAAAGCACGCCGATAGTCTTGGTGGACCTGTGTTGTATATGCTTATCATGCCCTCCAATTCCAAGGAATGTGTGGAAGCCCTTCACAAGGTTGCATTCGTGGGGTGTTCAACGCTGGCGGATTGGAGACATGTCAAACGGTGGAGTGTTGAAGATCGGGCTGTCCGTGTGCGCCACGGTGTCGATGCCGCAACGTCACTGGGGAGACCGGGGTTCCGTGAGAAACATGGGATCACGACACCTTATATGTTCTTATCCTCTGGTGGCTACTGGCCGAACAAAGCCTTTGATGAACTGGTGGGTGTTTTCAAGGAGTCCAAGCGCACCGATACAACTTTGGTGCTCACCGGTTATGATAATCGGTTTGGTCTTATGCCTTCCGATGAAGAATTTGTTCGTTCATTCCTCTTTACGGATCGTCAGGATATGTTGGATGCGTTGTTTGATGCCGACCTCTATATCCTGAATAGTTACGCAGAAGGATTTGGACTCGTTCTTTTGGAGTCAATGGTCAATATGACCCCGTGGGCAGGCAGGCATATTGCCGGGGCGGAACTGATGCGCGAATATGGATTCACCTACACCACTCCCTCCGAGTTGCAACTATATCTTCAATTGTTTAGAGGAGTCACAGGGACTCACCTGATGGAAGCACAAAATTATGTGATCTCAACCCATCTAGTGAAGCATACTGTGGCGGATATTTTGGCGATTCTGAAATGAATTTGACCTTTGGGATTTGCACCTCACAACAAGAAAGAACTCCACAGTTTCTTGAAGTGATTCAGTCTATTCATGCGCTCAAAGTGCCTGAGTATGAAATCATCATTGCCGGTTCCCCGCCTGGGTTTGCTGTGGTGTCGCAAGACCCCGACGTTCTCACAGAAACAGACTGTCATTATCTTACTGATGAAGTGCGTATGTTCACAACGCGAGGATGGATCACCCGTAAGAAGAATTTGATTGCGAGGCATGCCAAGTATGAAACTTTAGTGTTGCTTCATGACTACTTTGTGTTTGACCCGTATTGGTATCAAGGAATGGCATCACTAGGCTTTGACTGGGATATTTGTTGCTGCCCACAAACATTATTGGATGGTCGGCGACACTTCACGGATTGGGTGGCTGATGTGGGTGGACCCCGACCGGTCTACACGATGATTGACTATACCGATTGGTCCTACACCAAACACCAATACATCAGTGGAGGAATGTTTCTAGTGAAGAAGAATTTCCTCTTGCAGAATCCCTTCGCTGAATGGATGCCGCCGGGAACTTCTGAGGACGTGGAATGGTCAAGACGTGTCCGAGACAAGGCGAAGATTGTGTGCAACCCCG